TTACAACTCCAGTTCAACCACAAATATCCATTTCCCTATTTTTAAATTCCCAGACACAGCCAGATCAATAGCCGCTTCGTTATTTTTTGTCTTGTCAGTCAAGCCGACACATAAGGTATACTTTCCCTGCAATTCTGCCGGAATATTAAACCGACTCAAATAATTGTATGATATTCCCTTCAACCATTCGGAAGGTTCTGCTTCCGGTTCTGTATAAAGAAATACAATTTCCTTTTTTTCATTCATCAAAACAAAACTAACCTGATATTTATAATTCCAATTGGGATGATTATTAGGCAATACACCCACACCATAGTTTTTCCATGAATGAAACAAAGTCAACGTTTTGTGGTCTTGCTCCACCTTTATATAGTCCGGATAAAGACGATAACCGCCTAAAGTTATAAAACGCTGAACTTGGTCCGGCAGCTCTTCTATCCAGAATTTACACTGTAAAGGTACACGCAAATCCAGCGTGTTACAATGGCTGTCCAAAGCATCAGTCACAGAAACGGTAAAAGCTTCTTTGAAATCGTTCATGGCAAAACGTTTGTCTCCTTGGAAATGCTTGTATTTTGAGTTATCCCCATCTTGTGCATTAAACCACCAGCATCCCTCACCAATAAGAGCTCTTTTGGGGAAAAGTTCGTCATGTACCATCGCACGTTCTTCATTAGAAAACCAAAAACTGCCTATACCATCCCTGCGAGGAAGAAACCCCAGCTTGTCATATACTAGCGGCTTGGAAAACCTGTAGTCGCTCTGCGAAAGATTCATTACCGTAAGCACTTTTTTGAAGTGTCTTGCATACGATTCGGTTATCTGTCGGATAACGCTTTCCAGATTATCTTGCTTTTCGAGTACCAGTCCATGTCCTTCTCCCCATCTTCCCAATCCATATGCATCAATATAATCTACCTCATCCGGATTGTCATATTCCTTTGCAAAAGCCTCTATGAACTTGTCCAGCTTTTCAAGGAATACTGGATTATCATAATAAGGCTGGGTTTTGCCTTCATCGTCTATTGGGCTTTCTGTGGCTCCGGCTTCGTACACATAGGACGGTACTCCGTCTACACCATGAAAGAACACCCTGAAGGCCAGTTTAAGCCCTTTGTCTTTGGCTTTTTGTATATACCATTTATACCGTTCATTGTAAATCCATGCATATTTGCCCTCCTCGGGTTCCAAATCTTTCCACAGCATTCTGATGTACAGAATATTGGAATAATCAGCTGCTTTGCATTCTTCCATCTGTTTCCAAAAAACTTCGGGAGTATAGATGTTGCTTTTATTGTGGCGTGTTCCCTGAAAAGACCAGCCTTCTTCGTACATCATCCATCCCATGGCAGGATTTTTCAGTACGGTGGTCAAATCCGGGCTATAGTTTACCCATTTGTTCATTTGGGCTTGAAGTGAGGCGGATCCCAATAGGTGCATGCTGCACAAAAGGATTGCGGTTAGGCGTAAAATGGAAATACTTTTCATGGTTAGAATTAATATTATTAAAAATGTATTTTATAAAATCATTACAAAAGGTTTTTGATAAAAAAATAATCTGAGTCATTGCATGAGAGTTAATGAAACGATATACTTTTATGTCCATTGCTAAGACATTTTTTCTTCTCTAGATCCTAATATTGAAAGATACCGCTTTCGTTACTTGCTAAAACTTCAGTTGAATTACCTTGATAAATGTTTATATTAATTATTAAAAGTAAAGTAATTAGAATTGCAATCGTTTTCATATGTCATTATATTTAAAGTTTATATATAAGCAAATTTAAGGAATAATCTGTTACGTTGTTTTCAGTAATAGGACTTTAACTAAATTTCTTTTAGTTTTTTTTGACAACCTCAATAACATACTCTTTCGGATTGGCTATCAGTCATGCGTCTTTCTTTTGTTCTTTCAGAATGTTTGTGTCAATGACCCTGTATTACAATATTGTTTTAAATGTGTTGTATGTTGGTCTATATATAGTTTATTCTGTGCATTTTTTATGCATAAGATTTTTCTTTAAAATATTTGTTATAGCTTTGCTATCACAAATAACTGAATGTGTTTTTATTTTTAGATTCATTAAACTGGGATGTTGTAAGGCATCTTGATAAGTAAAGCAGTTTGTATTGAAAAAGGCAGGATTGGTGAATCCCGTCTTTTTATGTATCTTTTTGTTATAAGAATAGCCTCTGCTTGTAAAGGTAGAGGCTATTCTTTATTCAAAGAGACGTAAAATATGTTATTTCAGTATTTCACCTTTTTCATTGAAGAACACCGTACTTTCAGTTCCTTCCTTGTCTGTCAGAACAACCTGATAGGTCTTGCTGCCATCCTCTGCCGCTTCCTTGACGGTTGATTCCGCAAAATTTTTGGCGATTGCTTCCGTTACCGCTGCCGGAAGGTCTTTCACTTCAATAGGGGTGAAGTCATTTACTGCCATGACTGTTTCAACACCTGAGGTCAAATTTTCGGCAAATGCCACTGTTGTTCCTAATCCCATTACCAATGCTACTGCAACAAAAAATTTTTTCATAATCTTATATTTTTAATGGTTATTGTTTTACGATAATGATATGACAATTTTTATGCCAAAAGAATAATTAACCTGATTATCAGCCGGTTAACATTCTGCTAATTATATGTGAAATGGAAAAAATCCTCATATAGTGTGGGATGATGTGGAAATGTTCCACATTGATACCTTTCTTCCATTAATCTTTTCGCACCTTTGCGGAAAAATGGATAAAATCAGATACCGTCTTGTATATAACCGCCAGAACACACTTAACAGGCAGGGCACGGCT